ATTTTTAAGGCTATTGTGGCTCTCTGGAAGGCTGGTGAGAGTTGTGACCTGATCACTGCATCCGAGTGGTTGGATAAAAACAACCTAATGGAGGAAGCGGGTGGCGCAGCAGAGGTGGCGACCATATACTCATTCGCACCCACCTCCTTGAACCATGAAGAGTATTTTGGAATCATTCGCCACTACCATACCGCACGTTTGGCTATTGCTGGTGCAGAGAGGATCATTGATTCAGCTAAAAATCCAGTGGTGAACGGAGAGCTATCCGAGACTATCCAGAAGGCTCTGGTGGCTATTGCCGCTGAAGCTGAGTCTGGTACTCGTATTGAGTCTATAGGAGAGGCAGCTATGCGCCGAGTGGATGAGTACGAGGAGATGGTACGCAACAAGGGAAAGCTCATGGGACTCACTTATGGAATCAAACCAGTAGATGACCACACGGGAGGCATGAGGCCAGGGCAACTCATCGTGATTGGTGCTCCCACTAAGGGAGGGAAGACCGCCCTTGCTCTCAACATAGCCCAACGCACCGCCGATGATGGTAATGGAGTAGGAGTGTTTTCGCTTGAGATGAGTTCAGGGGAATTGATTGACCGCATGGTGAGTTCCCTTACTGGAACTGACATATCAATCCTATCCAAAAATCCCACGAAGGGAGACATGGACAAGATCCAGTTTGGAATTGCACAAGTGGCAAAGCTACCTATCTGGATCAGGGATGAATCATCAATCAACCCTATGCAGATCATGGCAGCAGCTAGGCGTATGGTTGCTACCCATAACGTGAAGGTGATTATCTTTGACTATATCCAGCTTGCAACGCCCCAAAACAGCAAGGACAGCAGAGAGCGTCAGGTGGCAGACGTGAGTAGATGCCTAAAGCTAGTGGCGAAGGAGCTAGGAATCACAGTGATAGCTTTGACCCAACTCAACAACGATGGGGCATCCAGGGAGAGCCGAGCCATCGAACATGATTGCGATTTGTTCTTTGTCATTCGCTTTGACGAAGAGCATGGATATTTTCTTGACATTCGTTTGGCAAGAAATTGTAGTAGAACCTCATTCCCGATGGACTTCAGACCAGAGTATCTGCGTTTTGATCCAAGGGATAACAACAACAACAATGGATAAACAGTACGACAACACAAATAGCGGAGCGGCTTTCCTCAAGGATAATGCCAATCCAAAGGCTCCAAAGTGGAGCGGCCCTCTCAACGTGGATGGCAAGGAATACGAGATAGCAGTCTGGGAAAAGACTTCCAAGGCTGGAAACACATTCCTTTCTTTCAAGATTGGAGAGGCAAAACCAAAGAACAATAAACCCAATGCTCCATACAAGGGGCATGACTACCCGGAGGAAATACCTTTTTAATATGGCTACCAAGAAGCAAGGGCTTTATTCCAACATTCACGCCAAGAGAGAGCGCATAGCTAAAGGCTCTGGCGAGAAGATGCGTAAGGTGGGAAGCAAGGGCGCACCAACCGCCAAGGCTTTCCGAGACAGCAAGAAAACCGCTAAAAAGAAATAATCATGGAAAAGAAGTTCAGCAAGAAAGTCACCAACCCCAAGACGGGGCGTGAGAAGACAGTCCGCTATGGACAGAAGGGAGCTACCATCAAGCCAGGCACTAGCAAGGGCGATAGCTATTGCGCTCGTAGTGCAGGGCAAATGAAGAAGCATCCAGAAGCCGCCAAGAACCCTAACTCTCCCCTGCGCCTTTCAAGGGCTAAGTGGAAGTGCTCAGGAACCAAATCACGCAAGAAATAATTTTTAGTGGAGTAGGAGTCGGAGGAGATCTCCGAACCTGGTGGGTTTTTCAGTTCCCTTCCATTGTCGATCACCACTTCCTTTCAAAATGAAAATCACATACGAATGCAAGAACGAAGAATGTCAACATCACTTTGACATTAAATTCACTCACTCCACCCCTAACCGCCACATGAGCGGAAGGATGGAAGATGCAGAGCAGGGAGATAGGGCTGAATCCGATCCATACGAATGCCCAGAATGCGGCACAGAAGTGGACACGGAAGAGCTAGACGAGATTGAAGACGACGACGATTACCCAGAGTGCGAGATATGATCTACATAGTCGCAATAACAGGATTGGCTTGTATGGTGCTATCTATCGGATTAGCCCTATACTTCACCGCCGAGCACGTAAGGAAAGCCACAGAGAAGGCAATCGCTCTCTATTATCGGGATCATCAAACGGAATGCGTGATGATGCTCAACAGAATCAGCTTGATTGAAACTAAAAAAGAGATAGAACTACAGAAACAACGCAATGAAATCACCAGTAATGGATGAGGATGACAACATCACGAACCTGCAAAGCGAGATTATCGCCCTTGTACGCACACTTGAAGACATCGAAAAACTAAACACACTCGGTAAAACAAAACAAATAGCAGACGAAATCAGACAAGTATTAACATATTATAACTACAACAAATGAAAAAACTAATCCTACTAGCCCTCATCTCTTCTGCCACGGCGCAAGAGGCTACCTACTACCCATACACGCTACCAGCAACAGGCAATGATTACGCATCTGCACAGCTTGCTATCGCCCAACAACAACTAGAAGTTCAACGCCGCATGGCTCGCCAGATGGAATACGACCGCTGGAAACTTGACATGGAAAGACTCACCCGACCAGTAACAGACGACCTCATCCTTAACCACACACGATAATGATCCACCACAACGACCACATTGAATTTGAGTTCCCTATCTTTGCAGATGCCGACCGCATCATCGACAAGAACGGACTAGAAATCACACAGATTAGCAACCGATGCACGCCTGGTGAGGCTATCCGATGGGCAAAGCTATTCTCCCACTCCTACCAAGCCTACACCCTTCTGGATGGAGTCAAGCGATTGCTTCTCGCAGGTCTGGACACTCCTCACGACCCTTCCACCCACGAAGAGGGAGCCAGTTGTATCATTTGCGACATCGACGAGTTCCTTGCGTCCGTATTCAACGAGCCTAAAAAGCCCTCTGCTATCATCACGGAATAGCACCATGAAATACATTGAAGATGCCGTGGTGGTATTCATCTTGGTGGTGACTACCATTGCGGTGATCTTCAATTTTTTCCATCTATGAGCGAGAAAGTAGAATACTCTAAACTCAGCCCTCGCATGGCTGAAATGCAAAGAAAGATTGAGGCCGCATCTCCTAATCGCACTCTTCCAGCTTCAGAAGCCTATAAGGATGGGTGGGATCGCATCTTCGGCAAAAAGAAGTGCGCTGTCGGGTCAAGACTCGATAAGAAAAGCTCCATGAAATCATCCAAAAGGTAATGGCTAAAAACCTTAATTACACGCCTTGGAATGAGTTTAGGCACATCGAGACCAGAAGGAGGGACGAGGACTGGGACGACTATCTCATCAACCTATCAAAATCAGTAGGCGCAGCTTGTGATAAATTCTTTGAGAAAAGGGGCATGAAGACCCAGATTTACTTAAACTCATCGTGGACGAAAAAACCTGCGCTGTCGGGTCAAGTCTCGACTGAAAAAGCACCATGAAATAGGAAAAAGGGAGGGGATTGCTCCCCTCCCCTGATCCTTTTGGCTATCTTGCCGGTCGTTGAAGCATAGGCTCCAACTCTTTCCAAGTGCACCATCCCTTTAGGTAACGTGCAATCTGCCAGCGGGTGAGGTTGTCAAACTCCCAAACTTTAGCTTGCCAGGCTAAATCAAAAGGGCAATCGTGCCTTGCTAGTTTCCTTGCTTTCAGCTTGCGGCCTTGCATTAGTAGCGTAACGGGATTCATACGATATGAAAGATTGAATCTAATCTGTTATCCCTTGCCAGTTGTGGCCTCTCTAATTCCTTTAGCCTTCTCTTTAGGCGTGAGAGATCCTGGTGGATCTCCCTGGCTCTTCCAGTGCTGATCCTAATTTCATCTAATCCGTGACGATTAGATGACTTTAGGCAGCAGGAGAAGAGAGGTTCGAGGCTGTTGACTAACTGGCGGGTGTCGTGTGTGGTGATCATGTTTTTATGTGTTAGTGTTGAAGGTTGCAGATTTGAACAGTGAGGATCAGCCCCAAGATTGCGAGAATCAAACAGAGGCCGAGGAATTGAGTGATAGGGTCTTTCATGGTTAGAATAGGAAGGTGACTTTCTCAAAAATAGGATTCTCTCTTAGCGTTTGCTCTAATTGTGCGAACTCTCCACAAGTTAAACCCTTGCTTCCCTTGTTCCAGTTTGCCTGGATTGTCATCGTGTGCCCGTAGAATATAACGTTTGCGTCATAGCTCGACTTGCTGAACATCTCAATCAGAGCAACATCAAGGGCGTAATCTATAGCGGCCTTTTTAGACTTCTCTTCCTCTTCTTTGTGCCTAGCTTCCAGCATCTTCACCTTTTTAGCCTCTGCCCGAGCGTTTTTCCTGTCCTCTGCCCTTTCTTTTGAGAAGTAACCAGTAGCTTCTTTCCTTGCTATCTCTTGCAACTTCTCATCCGTCAACTCTTCCCACTGGCTACGGGTTGCGCTAGATTGAAACTTTTCACCCGTCAATTCTTCAAGGAAGGCAATCCCATCTTGCGCCTCATCGTTGTATCTCTTGCGTAGCCCGATGCCTTCCATGAAGTAGGAAAACTCCTCGTCTGTTTCAGCACCGCAACCGATAAGCAAATCAAGTTCTTCATCATTGATACGCAAGTGATTTTTTGCGTGTTCTCTGTTGCCTTCCTTGACCCAATACCTACCATTTGCTGCGGCGTGCATAGGATACCCTTGCCAATCTGAATTATGCAAAGGCACAAATACCTTCGCCAATTCTGGAAAATGTTCCGCAATCTCTTCATGGATGCACCCACAAGTTGCCTCAATCCATTTGCCGTTCCTTGACTTCTCCCATGTTTCCCCAGTGATAGAGAAATCTTCGTGACCATTCCTACACTCATCGTCGAGCGTTACCTTTACGGCAATCTTATAATTGCCGATGATTTTTTGCTGTCTGTGCATTAATGCGTTTTTCATTTTGTTTTTTTGTGTTCGTCGTCGCTGAATTGCTCCGACATCCGACACGCTACATCTCCCCGCCTCATCATCAAGATATTTTCTCAAATAAATTTTCACTTCCCCTCAAAATATCTATTGACTTGCCCATTCTATCAGGCGCAAACGCCAGTTTGTAATACAATGCAAACACCCAAAAATCACCCATGCCATCATACTGCCCTTATCATAAAAACCATTTCTAGCCAATCCTAGAGCCTCGCCCATTATCAATAACACCTCCTTATTGATAATCACGAGTTGACAGCCTTTCCCCTTCTATATAGTGTCACATTGTAACACATGGCAAAAAGACTCCCTGTAGATCGTGAAGCAATCAAAGCAACCTACCTGGCAACCGGCAGCTTCGAGCAAACAGCTTCCCTTCATAAAATCAACTCCGCAACCATCAGGCAATGGTCAAAGCGTTTCAACTGGCCTTCCCCTCACAACGCCGTGACAATGATTGAAAAGGGGAGGGCAATACTCGCAGAGCATAAAGAGAAGAACGAGACACGAGATGTCACGATTAGCACCTCCGATGCCTTGGCAGAGCATATAGCCAACTCGACGCAGGTCTTCAAGTCCGGCATGGCTACTGCACTCAAGCGCATGGCAGAGACCGCCGGAGAGATGGACGGCCTGACCGCCCTGGATCACAGTCGCAAGCTCAAGGATGCATCAGACAT